TTATCTAATTGGAGAATTTGTAAATTCGGATCATATAATCCTAAACAGTCATCAAGAATGACATAATAAATTTTGATCTTTCTTTTACCATACTTGATAAAAGATAATTTCATTACATTAGAATATTGCGAATAAAATAATTAGAATAGCAACAGCAATTCCAATAGAAATTTTAGGATTCGCTTTTGCTAGTTTTAACCAGTCTTTCATAGAACTCCTATTTCTTTTTTTTACGTGAAAAGATACTTTTCTTTTTCACAGCTTTGTTTTCAGGTTTTTTCATATCTTCAGCAACAGCAATAGCGTGTCCACCACCAATTAAGACATTACCATCTGCTTCTGACGCTTCAACAACTTTACCAGCATCAGCAAATTCGCCTTTAACAAAAGTCTGCTTTAATATTTTTATCTTCATAATAGTTTCCTTGTATATAAAAGAAAAGGCGAGGTCAATGCCACGCCTAATCTTGTAAACTCACTAATAATTAAATATTAGCTTGTTAAATCTTTAATTGCCGCAAAACTTTCTGCGTGTCTGACAGCAACATCTACATCGTATAACCCAATTATTCTAGTACCACCTTTAGCGGCATTAGTATAAGGATCAACAGATATATCCAAACTACCCCATTCTCCAATGATTAAATCATTGAAGTTTCCAAAAGTAAGAGCAGAACAAGTTCCGCTTGCTGTACCTTTAGTTAAATTATCAGGAGAGTTTGTTGTTGAAAAGACATTATAGCCCATCAGTTTGTTTTGATCGTTCATGATCATAACAGAGTCAGATGAACTAACTTTTGCTATAGACATATAACGAGAAATTTGAAGAGGAGAAGTTATGAAAGCCAATGCGCCTATATTTGCATTGTCAGTAGCAACTTCCTTCCAAGTTTCAACAACTTTAGCCCACGTTCCTTGATCACCATTCGTACCCATAGCAACTGCACCAATTCCTGAAGTGTTTAAAATTCCAGTTGGAGTGTTACTAGTTCCAGTACCTTGAATAGCTTTTTTATCAACTTCGCTGGATAACGTTTTAATTATGTCATTCCTAACGATAGTTTCAATAGCTGGAGTAGATTGATGCATTAAGTGTCGTGATATGTCAGTAAATGTTCCTAATGTTTTAGGAGCCATAGTAACTTGTCTATACGTTGTATTGACTTCTGTTACTGCTGCATTTTCAGCAACCCACGATGCAGAATTAACTGCATTTTGAGCTGGAATTGCAACTTCACCAACTAGACCACTTAAGAATAATGCGCCAGCTTGTTTAACAACCATGTTTGCTCTTAATGCTTCAATAAATGAACCACTTAAAAGATTAGTTGCAACCAAGTTTCCACCATCACCAGCCGCACCTTGAATCAAATCTCTTTTCCATCTTAAATCTGACGGAATGAAAATTCCTCTAGGAGCTTTGCCAGTTGTACGTGAGATTTCATCAGACGCTTCTTTTTCAAGTTCAGCACCAGACCAATTTCCAGTTGCCATCGCTTTTATAGCTTTGACAATAGAATAATCTCGTGATTCCTTGTTAGAAAGTCCAACTTCATCTTTCTTGTCCAAAGGTTTTGCTTCGCCAAGTTTGTTTAAAACAATTCCTCTAAATTGAGAAATAGAAACATCGTCATTAACTGCCTTACTTGCTAGGTCAGAACAATTATGTCTTGATCCTAAAGAAGTAATTTCTTTAATTCTAGCTGTTTCGTTTTTCTTCGCTTTAGCGATTTGTTCTTCAACATTAACTTGAGAAGTTTCAACTTTTGGAGTTTCTTTTGCTTTTTCCATTGTGTTTTCTCTAGTTATGACCTCAATAGTTTCTTTACGACTATCTTGGTCGGTTAAATTATCATACCTACTGCGTCCTACGCCAACAGTTGAGTCTGCTGGTACGGAAACAATAGACGCTTCCAATGGTTTCCAGTTAACACGATATTTTGGCTTGTCCTCGTCCTCATCATCGCCTTTAACTTTATCCATCTTCATTATTTCATAGCCCACACTCACATTACTGCGAATGCCATCTATGACATCACGAAAAACCTCATCAGCTAGTTTTGATTTACCAAATCTAACGACTGCACGACCTACCTTGTCGGCATCGCTGATTTTAGCTTCTTCTATGACTCCTATTTGCTTTTCTAAATCGTGGTTGAGCAATAAAGGCGCACGACCACTAGCAATAAATGAAAAATCCACATCTTCTGGATTATGACTTAAAATTTCTGTTCCAAAACTTCTATCGTATGGTTCTTCAGAAGAAAATGCCAAGTCAACAGTTCTGTTATCTTCGCTAATCTCCTTTTTATTAAAACCAAATACACGATATAGTTTTTCTTTGTCTGATTTTTGTGTAATCATTTTTTCTTCAATCTTATTATTCTTTTCTTCTTTAACTGGTTCCTTTTTTTCTTCAGGTACTGATGATACAGTATTTTCGATACTAGATTCTTTGCTGATCCCTTTGTTGTTAGAGCCATCTTTAACAATACCTTTTAAATTAATCATATATTTAATATCTATTATTTTTCTGCTTCTTCTTCAACCTCATTTGGTTGATTTTGTTGTATTTGTTTTTGTCCGAAAGGTTCAAACGCTAATTGTATTCCAAACTTTTCTGCTAATTCTTTATCTGACTGTATCTGACTGAATACATCTTCTACATCACGACCATAAGTTGCTTGAACGTCTTGATGAGATAAAAAGCCATTCTCTACACCTACTTTTAATGCTTCAACTTCTTTTTTAGGATCAATCCACTGCCAACCTCTCGCTCTCCAGATAGGTTGATTAAATTTAGGAAATTTAGAAGCTGGAAGTCCATTTAATAGGTCTGTTAATAAAACCATTTCCAACCAATTAGCATAAACAACATCGTGAAAGTTTCTAGTAATCTTATATTGTTCACATTGAAAATAATTTCTTTCTTCTAATGCACCTTGTCTAATACTTGAATAATTTACACTCTCTAAATCATTTGCAAGTGTCGTATAACTAATATTTAAACTACTTGCGATTGATCTAATAATAGATTTAGTAAAATCTTTAAATGCTGTCGTTGGGTGTTGTGGATCAAATGTTTGAAAGTCTGTTCCAGTTGGTAATTGTTCAAATGTACCAGGTTCAGCAGACATAATTGGATTATTAGTATTTGTTTTATCTTCTCCAGTATAACTATCAGCATCAGCAGATTTAAAGAATCCCATTTTACTTGCACCTACTCTTGCCGCAACTAATTCAGCTTCCATATAACCATCTAACATTTTTAAATCTTTTAAACACGATGATAAAGGTGGAATACCTCTTGTTTGATGTGGTCTTTCCTGATGATAGAAATGAATAATCTCGTTAGCTGGTACAATATTATATTTTATACCTGGATAGGAAGAAGCACTTACATTTAAGTCATCGTTTGGGTGTCTTTTTAATAAATGATAATTAATTGGCTTACCAAACTTATTAATTTCAATTCCCATTCTAACTTCATTCTTATTTGTTAAAATTGTATTTAATTCTGTATCTAAAAAATCAGCTTCAATAAATTCAATAGCAAATTTATAAGGATTATCAAAATTTTTAATAATTCTAATTAAAACTTCTCCATCTCTTGCAAATGTTTCAGCAAATAATCGTTGGCAATCAACCCAACTCATTTTACCATCGGCAGTACATTGATAACCCCATTCTTTCCAACGTCTTTCAATCATATTATTAGCAAATGAATCTAATGCACCATTTGGATCACGACTTCTGACTTGTAAATGAACTCCTTTAGCACCAATAACATTATCTGTATAAACATTGATAAATCTTCTTGCGTAAGCATTATTTCTTGCTAAATCTCTTGCTCTATTTCTTAAAACTCTTAAACTTTGTTTGATTTCAGTATCAGCAGACTTTGAAGTTTGAATAAAATTACTTAATAATCTATTTGTACCAGCACCAGAATAAAAAGACCTTTTATTTCTTCTTCTGAATAAATTTCTAATTCGTTCAAGATATGTCATTAAATTGTACCTTTACTACTCTGCCTGAACCCTCATTGTTACCAATTCTAAATTCAGCCACTTCTTGTTTATATTCTGCTCTATAATAATCTCTCCACCTTAATAATTCTTCAACAGTTAATTTATTAAGTGAACGTCCAGCTATTGAATAACTTGAAACATCTGCATCTGCTCTATTTTCTAATATGCTCTCGATTTTATCGAGCATAACTTTAGCGTGGCTTCTAGTATCGCCAGTAGTTGCAAAATAATTATCTTTAACAGTTAGTTTGCCTGAATCTATAACTAATTTTTCACTATCACTATCTTGAATAACTTTTAAAACCCAAAAATAATCTCCAGCAGTATAACTAGCTGTTGCTGAATCATCTAATGTAAATGTATATTCTGTTCCTGACTCTGTAACTGTTGCTGAAAATCTTGTTGAGCCATTACTTTCTAATGACGCCTCCCAAACCATTGAATAACTTGATGGTGCATAGTCAGCACCTATATCAGTTCGTTTCCAAACGATTGTTTCGCCTTTATAAAAACTTATTGGTTCTTTTTCTGGTGTATCTGTAAATAAATTTGCCATATTAATTAATCATTCCACGATTTCGCAAAATTACTATGCTTTTTATAATGTTTCAACCTATTTGGGTTGACTTTCGGATTCACTTCTGTTTGTCCTTTTTGTTTTTCAGATATTCTATTTAAGTCTGCATTCAATATTGTAAATGCCGACAACGCATAAACTCTACAATCTAACGCTTCATTTCTTGGTCGCATTAAAACCCATTCTCGTCTTTTAAAACCTCGTCTATATTTTGTAACAACTTTTTCTGCTGTTAGCTGTCTGAAATATTCTTCTCCATATTTTTTTGGAAAATGACAATATCCAGCACCATAATCTCTTATCCTTAATCTCGAATATATTAATTCTTTAGCAGTATCAACGCCAATAGGAAATAAAGTTATACGTGCAATATTATTTCTTGTAGGTCTGCTAATGATTGCTCGTCCCTCTCCACCTATACCTTTGATTGCGAATATTCTTCGTACAAATCTTGGTTTGCAAAACTTATAAACCTGATTAGTATGGTGTCCACTATCAATA